CACCATCGAGAAGAAAACCAAATTGCGTCCTGGCGAAGTGCCCTTCGGCCAAGGCAACATTCGCGGTGTGGCTGCCCCTGAGTCTGCCAACAATGCGGGTTCACAAACTTCCTTCATTCCCTTGCTCACACTGGGTATTCCACCCAATGCGGTGATGGCGTTGATGGTAGGCGCGATGACCATCCACAACATTCAACCTGGCCCCCAAGTGATGACCAGCAACCCAGAATTGTTCTGGGGTCTGATTGCCTCCATGTATCTGGGCAACATCGTGGGATTGATCTTGAACTTGCCGCTGATTGGCATGTGGATCAAATTGCTGTCCGTGCCTTATCGCTTCTTGTTCCCAGCCATTGTGTTGTTCTGTGCCATTGGTGTGTACTCCACCAACAACAACACTTTCGACATTTGGATGGTCGGTGCATTTGGTGTCATTGGTTATATGTTCATCAAGCTCGGTATGGAGCCGGCGCCTTTGTTGCTCGGTTTCATCTTAGGCCCCATGATGGAAGAGAACTTGCGCCGCGCATTGCTGCTTTCTCGCGGTGACTGGTCCGTGTTTGTCACACGCGGTTTGTCTGCCAGCTTGCTTGCAGCCGCAGCGGTGTTGCTCATCATTGTGCTCTTGCCCTCTGTCAAATCGAAGCGCGAAGAAGCCTTCGTCGAGGATTGATTCACACGCGTTGTGAACTTGAACGGCACCTTCGGGTGCCGTTTTTTTATGCCTTAACTAATCTTTCTTCTGAGATGATTGTGGAATTGTTTGTGACGCCAGCATTAATTACTGTTGGATTTTTTGGCTTTGATTGTTGACGTTGTTCCATAGCAATTTCGTTTGAAGACTTTCCTATATTAGCACCTTCAACAACTTTACCTGTTGCAACATTAACTGCATTGCCTTTGCTATCAGGAACTTCAGCATCATCTGGCGTTGATGGTGCACCGCCGATTGTAACGTGCCAGTCTTCACCTTTTACATTACGAATCAGTCCAAATTTTTCTAACCAGCCCGTAGGTTTGTCTCTTGTTCCAGCAAGTTCATTAAGTCCATCAGCACCTTTGCTGTTAATATCAATACCCAAACCTTTGATGTGTACACTACCAGCACCTTGTCCCAAAGGAGGCATTGGTTGTGCTACTTTGCCGCTTGGCTTTCCGTTGTTCTTTGCCAGGTCTGCATCATACAGGGCTTTTTGTTTTTCATTTGAACGATAACCAGATGTTATTACAAGCATCTTTCCAGTTTCTTGTTTGAATGCTGTTGCCATTAATTCAAGACGGCGTTGAAACTCTGGATTAAACTTTGATGTATCTACACCTTGATCAGCCTTCTTTGTTATACTATCTAAGTTACCTGCAGGTTTTGTTACTGCTTGTGATGAAGGAACATCACTTGGGGTACCTTTGATTGGTGTTGCTAAAGGTACAGTAGAAAATACAGACTTCTCTGATACTCTTTTTGATGGTAAATTTAATGGTGGTGGTACTGGTGCTTCTCTTTGAACACGCCCCTCTGACTTCTCTATCTCATATTGTTTTCTTACCTCAAGAAATTCTTTTAGTGAAACTATTCTTTTCTTTAGAATACCAATGTCTTCATCAAGTGCTTTAATTGTTTCTACTGCATTTGCGTAAGGATCTTCTTCTAATTCTTTTCGTTTCTTTTCTTTTACACCTTTAGTTTCTACACCAATACCTTCATCTAATGAACGACCAACTCCCATAAGTTTTTCTTTCATCCAATCAGCAATTCCACCAATAAACATTCCTATTCTATCTGTCACAGGCTTTATGAAACTACCTATTCCTTCTAAAACTTTTGTGGCATCATCTTTGGATATCAATCCAAAAGTTATAAACTCAAGGAACGTTGACATCTGATCAACAATAACTTCACCAAAATTAAAAGATGCAAAGAATCCTGATATGGCTGAGTACAACGATTCTAAAGCAGAGCCTATGATACCTTCAACGCCGCCATAAGATTCTAATACTTGTAAAACTAAATCTTTATTGAAAACTACTATAACAAACAGTGCTGATGCTGCTGTCATTAGTGGACCAAGAATAAGGTCTAATAGTGATTTCTTCTTTTTCTTTTCTCTTTTTTCTTTGGGTTCTTTTAGTTTTACTTGAGTAACAACATCTTTTATCGGTGCTAATTTGCTGATGATACTTTCTTTTGCTGGCTTTTCTCCAGTTTCATTTGTGAGAAACTTTCCAAATCCTTTAGCAATAATTTTGAAATCTCTACCCATGCGTGGAATTAATAGCATGTTTTTAGCAATTATTTTTAATGATGCTACTGGATGTGATTGTCCCTCTTCTTCTTTGATACTTAATTTGGTAGGTGAAGTGTCTTGTTTAGATTCTTCTTTAGATGTTTCTGTTGTTGACAACTCTTTGTCAGAAGAAGGTGATTTTTGTCTACCTTCAATAAATTCTTGTCGCATCTTTTGTAAAACTTCTTCTTCTACAGCGACACTTATTGACGCTGCTGAAGGAGATTCTTTTTTATTAGAACCTTCAGATGCAGATGTAGGTGATGTTGATGGTGTTGATGATGTTTGTTTTTTATCTAAAAGTTTTAAAAATTCTTCTGGATTATTACGTAGTGCTTCTGCTATACCTTCAGTTTGTGCTTTGGATAGTTTAGCAATAGCATCACTTTGCGCTTTGGATAGTTTAGCAATAGCATCAGCTTGTGCTTTGGATAGCTTAGCGATAGAGTCTGCTGGAGTTTTAAGTTTTTCTGAAACGTTTTTACCATTCATCAAACTTGGTGAAAGTTGACCCTTTTTTTGTCTGATTCTGCTTCTTGACATTATGTTACCCTTGCAATCAATGAATCGTTAGTGCCATCTTTTTTTACCGCAGTTGTTTTTGTATCATATCCTTTTGTGTTATTTGTTTGTGATACGTCAACAACGTTAGCACTTGTGGGTTTCAATTGTTCTCTTTGTCCTTGTGATACTTCTTTGCTTGTTGATGATAAATCTATACCACTAAACTCTGAGGAATACTTGTCCACCTTTGCAAGAATCTCTGCACCGATACCTTGATTCAGATTAAGTGACTTGCCACCGATTGCTTGTGTTATTGCACGATTGGCTTCAGATTGTGAAGAGAATGAGTTTACTTTACTGCCGACACCTTTGAGTATAAACTGTGCAGTAACTTTTGCTGCCACAACAGGATCAAGAAGTCGTGTTGGATTTCCAATCAAGTCTTCTCCGATAAGTTTACCATACAAAGCATAATTATTCTTACCAGTAAGTTGAATAAATCCACGCCCAATGTATTTGAATCCATCACCCTCTGCAACATTCCCCATACTCTTGCCGATAGAAGTATTCATACCATAAATTACTTCTGCAAACTTATATGGGTCTTTCTTTATTTCATGCAACTGTGCATCAGAATAATTTTTTACTCTTGTTGTGAATACTTGACGAATTCTATCGTTTGATGTGTTCTTATATGCCAGAATGTCTTCTTCAAACTTTTTGAATCCTGTTTCTTTTTGTATGTTGGCTAATGTTGCAATGATCGCAAACTTGTTTGTGATTCCAGAGTTTTGTAGTTCCGTAATAATTGTTTTTACAAGTGCGTCACGCCCCGAAACTTTTGTTGGTGCTGATGGTGGAACACCTCCAGGCGCAGCAGGCTTGGGTGCATGTGCTTCTTTCTTTGCTTGTTGCTCACGTTGTATTGCATCAGCCAGACCTTTTTCAGATGTACGTAATTCTTCTCTTTTTTGTTGAATCTTTTTTGTTGTTTCAGAAGGTTTGCCTGTTGCTTGTTCTTCCAATACGGCAACTTCATCTATTAGTCTGTCACGTTCTTCTGTTTTCATCAGAATAATTTCACGTGCTTTTTGTAGATTCTCGGCAACACGCTTCTGTCTTTCTTCTTCAGCTTTTGCTGCCTCTGCTGCTGCTTTCTGTTGATCTATTATTGCACCAAGTTCTTTTTCACTCAAAGGTTTTTCTTTAAGTGGATTCATCTCCATCAGTTTGTCAATGGCATTGTTTACAAATGTAAAGATATGATCTGAAGTATCATTGATGAAGTTAGATAGTTTTTCTGGAAAGTTTTTTATGAAATCTACTGTACCATCAATGACCTTCTTGGCTGTGTCTTTGTCAAACAATCCAAACGTAAGTGAATCTACAAGACCAGCAATACCTGCTTTGATTGTTTCATACAGACTGCCCGTAGATTGCCACGTTTCCCATGCATCAGTCAGTCCATCCCATAAAGTGAGAATGATAAGGGCAATCCAACCTATAGGTCCGGCTGCCGCAGCAAGTCCTCTAATTACTGCTCTTGTTGCTGTTGCACCTGCTGTTTTTACAGCCTTCTTTAAAACTTTTTTCTTTAATTTATCTAACGTAGGACGAAGATATTTCTCAAAGGCTTCTTCAATATATTTCAAAGCATTTTTAGCAAAATCTTTTATTTTACCAAATAACTCTTTAGCAAACTTTTTTAACTTCTCAAATAACTTTAGAAGATTCTCTTTAAGTTTTTTGATTTGAGTTTTAGCAACTTCTTTAAATTTTTTGAATAGTTTACCTTTAGATGATTTCTCATCATCTTCAGATTTAGTATTTTGTTCTATGAATTTGTCTTGAAGAACTTTAAACTTTCTCTCACGTTCATCATCTTTGAGAACGTGCATATCTTCCTTTTCTGATGCATCTCCACCATACACATTAATAAGTTTTATAATGTTTTGACGAATGATATTCAAGTCTCTGGCAATACGTGGTAATGCCATGAAGTTCAAAGAAGTTTTTGAAAGTTTCTTTACTGTGGGAGAAGTTCTTTTTGTGGAAGTCTTGTTGAAAAGTTTTTTACTTATCGACAATCCAAGTTTTTCGGATAACATCTTATGCCGCTAAGTAACTTTTAACGAAACTTGAGTTGTAAGCGTCAGCAATTCCTTCACTTGACGGTGCTTTTTGTCCTGAAGTATTGTTAACCATTGGTGCACTAATAGTTGTGCCTGCGTCTGCTGCTGCATCCATTCTTTGTCCTTCTGCAACTACGGCTGAATCTGATGATAAAGCAGAACCAGATGGTGCAGACATTGATGGTGTTGGTTGCGGTGAAGCTGGTGCAGAACCACCAACAGAAGGCATACTTCCACCCCCACTTACAGAGCCAGTTGATGCTGCTGCTGTTGGCTCTGCGCCACCAATGGGTGCTGGTGTTGTGCTCGTACCTTTTGCCATTTGCAGAATCTTTGTAGGCTCACCACCAACGGCAATAATTTTACGACGAACTTCTTCTTCTGTTACCGGCTTACCAGATGCTTGATCTGTGTATCCAGTTGATGAAGATGGATCAACACTGATACCTACTTTAGAATTCAGAAAACCTTTTGCAGCCTCTTGACTCTTTTCTGCATTAAGTGGACTATATGGATCGGGGGTAGGAGACTTTCCAACAACTTCATCAAGTTTTTCTTGTGATGCTTTTTGCTTTTCTTGTTTTTCTTTTTCTTTGGGCTTATCTTCTAATCTTTCTTTTGCTGCTTTGTCGTAGAACACACCCTCACCAGAATCAAGTTTCTCTTGCATTCCTTTAAGGGAAGTTGTAGCAGATGATGTGTATGACTCTGGCTTTGTGCTGCCCGTATCTTTTTTAAATGGATAGTAGGCTGGAATTTTAAAATCTTCTAACTTAATTCCTTTTTTCTGTAACAACTCAGGAATCAAGGCATTTGCTTTTGATAGAGGTATTACTGCGCCTGGAAATCCGACATTGTTTTTAATCCATGTAACAACTTTATCAAACAGTTCTGTGACACCAAGCAGTAATGGCATCATCATTTTTAATGCAGAATCCATTCCTTCACGAAGTTCTTTTTCACCAAACAAACCGAATGTAATGAACTTTAGGAATCCACCAAGAGCAGCGACAAGTGTATCAACAATGCTGCCACTTTCTTTCCAAACTTTGATGCCATCAAGTATACCATTAATTAATCCACCAATCAACATTGCTGGTACGAATATCTTGCTCAGTATCGCAAGTATCGAGCCACCACTAAACAGTGAAGCAAAACCTCCAACAATACCAGTAATTAATCCACCAATCAACTTGACGGGGTTTAACATGCTCAATAGTCCACCAAGTCCACCGCCCTCTTCTTTTGGAGCAGCGTCCTTGCCACCTTTGGCTTCTACGGTAGTGGATTTTGCTTTTGCTCTGGCGCCTTCTAATTCAGACTCACGTTGATCTTCAGATTTAAAAAACTTATCGGCTTTTGTTGCAGCAGTCTCACCTTTTATCTTTACAAGTTTTGCTATGTTCTGACGAAGAACATTAACATCTCTTGCCATACCAGGCAGAGTAATAGAATTCTTAGCGATTAAATCAAGAAAGGGCAGAATATTAGAACCAATTGTTGGCTCTTCTGGCTTTTGTTCTGTGACTTCTTTTGTCGGTGAAGTCTCCTTTTCTTTCTCTTTCTTTTTTCTGCTAAACAAAGACGAAAGAAAGCCTTCCTTCTTAACGCCGATGGCTTCTTTCATTTGTCCGAAGTTATTATAACCAAGTTGTTTGGCTAAATCTTCTAAACTCTTTTTCGTCATTTATCGTCTTGCCTGTTTTTGTGCGTTGATGCGTTCTTTTTCTTCTTCCAAATACTGTAGCAGTAGACCCAAATAAATGGTTCTTTCCCAAGGTAACATTTCTTCAAGTTCAGTCAAACTATATTTGTGATGCTGCATCAAGGCAAAGTTTGTCTGATAATAATTACTCAGTGTGTCATAACGAAAGATTAGGCGAAAAAATTCTGTAGACCCTTAATCTCAATGTCTTCTTCATATCCACATTTGCCACATTTGAAGTGTACATCTTTCTTCAATTCTGGCATTGTATCAAAGAAGAGTTTAATTTTTTCCAAGTCTTTTTGTGACATTGAATCTACAAATTCTATAAGTTCTTCTTGTGAAGAATCTTTAGCATGATATACTTGTTCGTTGTCATAAAGATAGTCAATACAATCAATCAGAACATTTACCAGAATTTCATTTTCGTTTAGATTCTCATACTTTTGAATCATCTCAAACGTAGGATATTTGAGACAGATGCCAATGCTTTCATTTAACATAAACTTATTAGTATGATTTGCATGTATCGTAGGCTCAACTTCTAATAGATTTAATTTAAAGTCTACTGAGCCATTACATGTAGTGTCTTCACCTTTATTATCTTTCACGATATTGTTGCATTTATATTTTAAGTCAACAACTTCTTCTACCGATCTTGCACGTAAATTCATAAACAAGAATTCAAGATCAAACGTAGGTAAAGAATCTATATCAATCTCATCTAATATACAATTTTTTAATACTCTGCGAATTGTAGAGATTACATCTTTAGCGTCTTCTGACTCTGCTGCCATCAAAAACAATTTTTGCTCTTTAACAAGAAATGGACGAATGCGAACTTCTTGTCCTGTCGAAATCAATTTAATAGTATAAATTGGTACATCAAGTTTTGGTAACATAATTTCCTCTCAGTTAGAATGAAAAAATTCTTGCAGCAGCCGAGCCTCCAAGTGAAGTTAAAGTTTGTCCGATATCATATCTACCTTCAAAGATAGAACGATATCTCTGATAGGCAAACGAAACTGATAAACGGTGAAATCCTTCTTCACCCCAACTCAATGCTTGTGGTGCAATTCCAACAGGAAATGCATCTATTAATTCTACTGCATAGATTTGACGAACAACGTCGTCATATTGTATAATACGAATGTTTGTTAGATATCTTGATGCATCACTTTTTGGATATCTTGGATTGTTAGTATCTGAAGGTATGATTGCATCCATCCAACGTTCAAATAATTTTCTTTCATAAAATTCATTAGTACACAAAAAAGTAAGATTTGTATCTGTGTACTGCATACGGTATGGAACTTTAAACGAAGGGCCATAAATTCTTGCATCGGCAGTTTCAAGTGTTCTGCCTGGAAGTTCTGCTGCTTCACATTGCAATGCCAAGTATCTTGTAATTGTAGGATTAGATGAACGTGGGCCATCATCTCCTGTACCCAATGCTTGATTAATGACATCTGAAACATCACTAAAGATTGAGTTTGGAAAATTAAATATTTTTTCTAATAATGAGTTGCCTATTGATTGTCCAATGTATGCCGGTATGGGAAGTATGACTTCGTATCGACATGGACGAGCAAGTCCATCTTTGCCTTTGATGTTTGATAGAAATAAATTAGGTGAAAACGACATTAAAATTTGTCCTCTGATTCTGCCCAGACTTTGCTGGCGCTTGCTTTTGCAAATGATTCTACAGGTAACATAACTGCAATGTCCCATTCATCTGCCGTTATCTCCAAAAATCTTGATTGAACGTGACTTGACAAGTATCGTTTGATACACGGTGTAGCCTCATAGATTCTTGATGCCCTTTTCAAAAAATCATAACTTATTTTAAATCGTGTGCCTTCATCATAACGATGATCAGTTAAAATGGTACTCAATTTGTCGAGAAGAATGATTCGTCGCTTTGGGTGAATGTAATGTAGATTCAACCCTAAAAACCCGTCTGAGTATCGTTCTATTGGAATTACCAATGGGAACCTATCGTAATATGGCAACGAATCTTTCGTCTTTGGATCATAATAATAAAAATACATACGACCTATGATAGACTGATTTTTTAATCGTTCCCTGTCACGCATCAGATCACCCTTTGTTGGTCTGAGTGCTGGAACTTTGGACTTTAGCCACACACGTGCTTCACGTGAACGTGGAGCGTATCCTGACTTAGCAAGGGATTCCTTAATTCTATCAATGAGTCGTTTAGCCATCAAGTATTTATCTGATGCCCAGATGTCTTTCTGTCAAAATTAGAAATTGCCATCCATGATCTTTACAGAATTCTTCTACTGCAAACCACTTGGCTTTGTTGACTTCATAAGTGATAGCTTCTTGTAGATATGTCTTTGTTTTTCTTTTTTGAGTTGGAGGTTGTGTTTGTTTTTCCGGCTTGACTTCAATTATGTACGTCATGACTGTTCCATCAGACTTACGCATTTTCGTAATGAAGTCTGGAAAGTAACGATGCTTTTTCTTATCAACTGGACTGAAATAGGGAATAGGAAGTTCCTCCGAACCCCACCAAATGACGTTCGGATGCTCATCTAAATATTTCATAACCCTCACTTCCCATGTTGATCTGTAGATAATATTATTGGGATCGCCTTTGTATTTTTGAGGATTTCGGGGCGTAAACTTTCCTTTATATGACATAAATACT